CCCGTAGAATGAATGCTGAATTGAAGAACTTATATGCAACTAACAAAAACATTGAGTCTCAAACTAGGCTTAATCAAGCCAATAGTGCTAAAGCTCATGCTGATTCATGGAAGTCAAGAATCGAATCTAATGTCATCGATTCAATATTTGATGCCATGAAAAAAACACAAGCTCAAAGAATTAATTTAAAACAAGGCTTTAATGCCGGAGGAAAACATTATGAGAAATAGACAAGAACGTGTTCAACTTAACTTTACTTTACCAACACGTACAAAACAAGCATTTAAAGATGAATGCGATATCAATAAAATCGTTGAACGATTTAAACAGACTCAAGGTCCAGATTTTCTGGACAAGTTAGCAGGTTATGTAACCGGAACATATGGAGACTTTTCTAATATACCTGATTATAGAGAAGCTTTAGATCAGGTAAAAAAAGCTCAACAAATGTTTGATGCATTACCAGCTACCGTAAGAAAGGAATTTGACAATGATCCAGCATATTTTCTGGATTTCTGTCAAAATCCCGACAATAATAATAAATTATTGGAAATGGGCTTATTATCCAAACCCCCTATTACTAACTCCCCTCAAAACACACCCCAAAACCAAGCCCAAAAAAACGACAATTTAGGAGTATAAAAAACACCTGGCACAATACCCTACTTGACGTAACTGTGCCAGGTGACACCAAATAAAAGATTTGATAGTGATTATCAGGACGTAGTTATCATAATAAAAGGAGAATATTTTATGTACGGTTACACCAAAGGACGAAAGTCAATGAGTCCAAAAAAAGGAGCGAGACAATTTAAACGTGTCGCTCAATATGTCCATCCGCTTAATGTGCATAATGCACCAATGCGTGGTGGCTTTAGAATATAAAAAAAAAGGATCATATCGGTGTGAAGACCGGTATGATCCAAAAAAAACAAATAAGGGACCTATATCTTATGCCTTGTACAAATCCAATGCAAGCCAATTTTCGTTTACGCGAAGATGGAAAAAAAGATGTAAAGTTTTCAAATGCAAAAGCAAAACAATTTATTCACAATATAGTACTTGACGGTAATGATCACCTTACGTTACCATGTGGTCAATGTGCAGATTGCCGGTTAGCTAAATCGCGAGAATGGGCTAATCGTATTATGCATGAGGCTCATATGTATAAAAACAATTGTTTTATTACATTAACTTTTGATGATGAACATCTTAAACAAATGTGTCCCACTATGTCATTAGACAAAAAGCATATGCAAGATTTTATTAAGAGATTAAGAAAATTGCATAATGTACGTTACTATTATTGCGGTGAATATGGGGAATTAAATCAGAGACCCCATTATCACGCATGTATATTTAATTACAATTTTCCAGATAAAGGATTACTGTATGAAAAAAATGGTTTTAGATATTTTAAATCGAATGAGTTACGACAATTATGGCCTTATGGTAATAACATTATTACAGATCTCTCTTGGGATAGCGCTGCTTATGTCGCTCGGTATTGTATGAAAAAAATAAATGGAACAAAAGCAGAAGACCATTATAAGGGTCGATTACCAGAATTTGGACAAGCAAGTTTAAAACCAGGTTTAGGTTTTGCTTGGATTAACAAATATGGAAAAGATGATATTTTTATGCGAGATGAATTTATAGTGAACGGGGCTAAGACTAAATTACCACGTTATTACGATAAGTTTCAAGAAAAATTTTATCCAGATTTATACGATAAGAATAAGATGAATAGAATTGAAAAAAGTAAGAAAAAAGCATCTGACAATATTTGTTGTAGATTAAAGGATAAAGCTATATGCACGAATGCAAGATTAAAGAACCTTCAAAGGACGCTATAAAACAAAAAAATTATAGAATGCGTCAAAGGTCTAAACTAGTTGCACTTAAAGACAAAATTATAGAATTAGAAGATTATATCGCTTCCATTGAATTTAGAGATATGGAACGAGATTATATAAAAAAAATTGCAGAAACAATAGTCGAAACAATAAAGGAGACTGAATTATGATATTAAAAGTATTTGGAATATACGATAGTAAAGCAGAAGCATATTTATCACCATTTATGATGAAATCAAAAGGTGAAGCTATTAGAGCTATTCAAAATCATATTGAAGATAAAGAACATAATTTTCACAAGTATGCAGAAGATTTTACTCTTTTTGAATTAGGATCATGGGATGATCAAACTGCTAAGTATGAGTTACATTCAACGCCAAAGTCTATGGGCGTGTTTATTGAATTCAAACGATAATTATGGGGGGCTGGGGGTTTCCCCCAGCTTAAGCAGTGCGCAATCGCGCATTAATATTGCTTCGTAAATAAAATAGTTTTAATCTACCAGAAATGGTTTATCACATACTTATTCCCTTCTTTCAAGGCAAAAAAAACAAAAGGAGCTTACATGAAAAGAGGACGTTTACCAAGCGTATCTAGTAATGCAAATCATACATTTTCTAGAGCGCCACAAGCACAAATTCCACGGTCAAAATTTAATAGATCTCATGGTATCAAAACAACATTTAATGAAGGTTTTTTAGTACCCATATTAGCAGATGAAATTTTGCCAGGAGATACCATAAATCTTAAGTTACATGCATTTGCAAGACTTGCAACACCTATATTTCCAATCATGGATAATATGTATATGGAAACATTTTTTTTCGCAGTACCATACAGATTGGTATGGGATAATTGGGAAAAATTTAATGGTTATCAGGTAGATCCAGGTGATTCTACTGATTTTGTGATTCCAACTATGACAGCACCTGCTATAGGTGGAGTAACAACTGGTAGTTTAGCAGATTATATGGGTATTCCAATAAAAATTAATAGTTTAGAATATAATTCTTTACATTTTAGAGCTTATAACCTTATTTATAATGAATGGTTTAGAGATGAAAATTTACAAGATTCAGTCGTAGTTGATACTGATAACGGACCAGATACATATACAGATTATACCTTGTTAAGACGTGGAAAAAGGTATGATTATTTTACATCATGTTTACCTTTTCCACAAAAAGGACCAGATGTAGAATTACCTTTAGGTACTACAGCACCTCTTACTAGAATTAATAATGCTCCCCAAACTCGTGCATATGTGCAAGGTACTAATACTCTCAGTGGCGTAATTGCACCTGCATCGTTTGGTGTTGATGCTAGTAGTACTTTGGTTAATTTAGCTACAGCTCAATTAATGATAGATAACAGCAATGGTATGGTTGCAGATCTTTCAGCTGCCACAGCTGCAACTATTAACGATATTCGTTTAGCTTTTCAGACTCAAAAGCTTTATGAGAGAGATGCTAGAGGAGGCACGCGTTACACAGAGATTGTAAAAAGTCATTTCGGAGTAACGTCACCAGATGCCAGATTACAAAGACCTGAATATTTAGGAGGTGGTTCAACACCTGTTATAGTAAATCCTGTTGCACAAACTAGTGCTACTTCAGGAACAAATGCATTAGGCGATTTAGCCGCTTATGGAGTTTGTGGATTTAATAATCATGGATTTACGTATTCAGCCACTGAGCATTGCCTATTATTAGGTTTAGTTTCAGTAAGAGCAGATCTTAACTACCAACAAGGTCTTGAACGTATGTGGTCTAGACAAACTCGTTTAGATTACTATTGGCCAGTATTAGGTCATATTGGTGAGCAAGCAGTTTTAAACAAAGAAATATTTGCTCAAGGTACAGCAACCGATGATTTAGTATTTGGATATCAGGAACGATATGCTGAATATCGTTATAAACCATCTACTATTACTGGATTATTTAGATCTGATGCAACAAGCACTTTAGATGCTTGGCATTTAGCTCAAGATTTTGCAGCATTGCCAGCTCTAAATGAAGAATTTATTGTTGAAAATGCTCCAATGACCCGTATTAAAGCAGTAAGTACTGAACCAGACTTTCTTTTTGATGGTTTTTTTAGTTACGTTACTGCAAGACAAATGTCAGTATATGCTGTACCAGGTCTTGTTGATCATTTCTAAAAAGGATAAAATATGAATTACGTAAGTAGATTTATACCATCAATAATCGAAGGAGCTTCTGCACTTGGTGCAGGAGCTATGAGTTATTTTGGAGCTTCAAAAGCTAACCAAATGACAAAGAAAATGGCATCTGAACAGATGCAATTTCAACAAGGATCTTCTAGAGAACAAATGCAATTTCAGGAACGTATGTCTAATACTGCATATCAAAGAGCAGTAGAAGATATGCGACAAGCTGGAATTAATCCAATTTTAGCATTCAATCAAGGAGGCGCTTCAACGCCTCCAGGAGCGCAAAGCGCAGGTTCAACGGGGCAAATGATTAATGAACTCTCGCCAGCGATTTCTAGCGCATTAGAAGCCCGTAGAATGAATGCTGAATTGAAGAACTTATATGCAACTAACAAAAACATTGAGTCTCAAACTAGGCTTAATCAAGCCAATAGTGCTAAAGCTCATGCTGATTCATGGAAGTCAAGAAT